CATGGTGCTCATCAACGATTTTTTGAACTGTTTCTTCTTCCAAACCTAAACCACGCAAAAATTCTCTTTTCATTTGTATTGCTCCTCACATTTTTTATTACGGTGGTCTTATCCACCATTGAGTTTGCACCTTTTAACGCCTTGAGCATGATTTGGGCATAAAAATAACCAACACGATTAAGTGTTAGCCTTTGCGTTTATATTTCTCCCATTCCCGATAGGTCATAAATGGTATAACTTCATTAGCTCCATCTTCATTGCCCACTCTCATTACAGTTGGTAAATCATCTTCATCAATGTAATAGATTAACTTGCAACGACAGTTGATGTTTTCTTTCGCACTACTTACACCAATAAATAGCTTAGGTGCTTGTCCAACACAGCCACTCGACTTGAAGTTCTGATCTATTTCCACTGATTCACCATCTAAATGTCGATGCGTATCACGAGTACGTGTATCTTTAGTAGCGTGCCATCGTTTCTTCATCTTCAAACCGTTATCTTTAGCAACCATTGCGCTATCAAGTCCAGCTTGTGACATCGCTCTCCCTGCTTCTGTACGAGCTACACGTAATGATTGAGCTTTAGACATGCCAATATCATCACGGATTGCTTTAGCTATCTTAGCGTAACCCTCTCCGCTCATAATGCCTTGTGTGATATGTAAGCGTATCTTTTTCAGTACTTCATCACGATGCTTCTGCAGTGTCGGTACTAATCGAATGAACTCAATAGGTTGTTCGATAGCTGATGTGATAACTTCTTTGCTAGGAACATCAAACTGCATAGATGTTTGACTTGCCGTCTCATATAAATAAAGGCTCATAAGGAACTTTTCTATATAAGCATCTTCTTGTGACTTCTGAATCATCTTTGCTACTTGCCTATAATCATCAGTCAACATTGTGCCTATACGAGTTAACTCCTTATTGAGCCTGTTATATTTATTAAATTCAGTCCATGTAACATACACATCATCACTTTGATACTTCTCATACATACCTGCGATGATTTTTAGTATCTCCTTAAGTCGATTGGCAAACAGTACTTCTATTGGCTTTTCTGCCTTAGAAATTAAATTATCGATATACTCATCAATATCATTTTGATTGGTTATTTTCGGATTGTCGCTGTTGTTGGTCACCGTCAGCACCTCCGTCATCTAAATTAGGTAAGTGCTTGTTATACTCTAATTGCTCTTCGTCTAGACGTTCTAATTCAGCTTTTGGATCATCAACCCAAGGATGATGACGCACTAACGTTTCTTTAGATAAGTATTGGGATTGCGCACCAATTTGTGATTGCTCTAAATCATTTACCATTACATTAAAATTGAATGTAATCTCTATTTCTTTAGCATCTAACTTAATTTTGTTGAAATCTAATATAAACTGCATTAACTCTTGTAATGCAACATTAGCTTTATTCTTAAGTTTGTTTGCTTTCAAGTTTAAGTTTGTATATAAAAACTTGAGCGCAATACCACTAGTAGCAGAACCAAATTTATCAGTTTGGAAGTCTACACCTTGACCAAACTCAACGATATAAGCTCTCATCATATCTAGATATTCTTTAGTACTAGCAACCGGCACTTCTACTTGTATAGTTTCTACACCACCATCACTACTTACATTGATAGCTTTATAGTATTTGAGACCTTCCATAAACTCACTTAAGTCTTCGCCCTCGTAACCTCTTAATATATAAATTAATTCAACCGATTCATCGAACATATTTTGCACATCTGATAAACGTTTATCAATCGCATCAATAAACGACTTATACATCCATATATCAGATACTTCTTCAGGATTGTTTTTAAAAGCAATGAAAGGTACTCGTTCCCAACTTCCTGTTGAGAAGTGAGTTTGTATGTGGTCGTTTCCGTAATAAAAATCAGGAATCAAACTACCATTTTCATATACATAATAAGTAACTGTTTCGGCAGTCCAGTATTCAACTTTTGTTTCATCGTTAAACGTAAAGATACGAATAAAAGCATTTAATTGCTCTCGTTCTTTATCAGTCCAAATTGGTATAGCTTGTTCTGCTGGTACTCTGAATAACTTTAATTCTCCATCTTCGTTAATATACACCTGCAACCAATCAATACCTTTATTACTAGCTGCAGTTAAAATATCAATCAACTTATTATCCCAACGGGTATCAAGAATTTGATGAATAACATCTAATACTTTGTCATCATCATGTGCATATGTTACTGGTTTGCTGGCGACGTAACTTACTTTCTGGTCTACTAAGTTTTGATGAAAGTTTGTAGTAATACGCCAGTCAGGCTTGGTGTAATCGATATTGCCGTGCAAATCTTGCTTATATGCTTGATAATTAATGTCGTTATCTTTGTCATAATACTTTTGACCAACATTAATATCTTTTAATTTCTGTTTATGGTTGTTAATCAACCTAATTATCATCTCTTCTTGTGTTTCGACCTTAGGTTTCATCTGTTCAATTACTTCTTCGCCATATGGCTTATCCCACGGCATTCTAATAATGTTAATCACCTACTTTAATATACTTAAACTACTTTGCCTCATATCACGCTCTAATGCGTATCTCGTTGCGTCTATTGCGTGATTGTCTTTATCTTCTAACTTAGGTTTAACATTGCCGTCTTTATCAGTCTGGTAATCGATATTTTCAAATTCCCTAGCAATGTTAGGTGTGCGTCTAGGGTCAATTACAATAGCCTCTAAGTCATCAAGCCATTGTTCCCCGTATTCAACACTATCAGCACCTTTTTTAACAGCTTTCACTTTTTTAATACCGTGTTCTTGTTTTAATTCAGCAATTGACTTAGGTTCAGCACTATCTGCAAATATCTCATCACTTTGATAACCTTTCTTTTTAAGCCAATTAGCAAACTCACGGTTACTTATCTGCACGCCGTAGTGCTCATCCATAGCATAAATGACACGTTTCTTTTTATCATAATGCCAACGTACAAAAGCTAATGGATCAGTAGCATAACCAAAATCGACTGCATTTCTTATATTGTCGAATGTGTCATATTGTCTTTGCGGTATTTCTTCAATTCTTAAATTATTAAACGGCACAACACCACTCCCTATCGCTTCGCCCATATATTCCCATCGATAACGTTGTTCGTTACGCTTTTTAGCACTCTCAGCCTCTTGTATAAACTGTTTTGATATAAACGGGTTATTCAAGTATGTAGAATGATGTACGAATGTGTTATCAGCTTGGAACGAGCTTTCATATTTTTTATTAACCCACGATTGCTTACGTTTAGGTGGGTTGTAACTAAAGAAAAACTTGTAAAATAATCCCTCATCTAATTCTCCACGTAATAATGAGTTGGTAATCGTTGTGACTTCATCTTCTGTTTTGAATTCTGCCAACTCTTCTATCCACGCAATAGAAAAAGGGAACCTACTATCTTTTAACGACTTTAATCGTTCAGGGTTCTGTGCCCCTCTAAAGATGATACGGTTCCCTCTAGGTATATAAGTTATTTCCATTGGCGACACTTTAACTTTGAATAAGTGTGACACCTTTTGCTCTTCAATTGCCCACTTGATTTGTTCAAACACTGATGTAGCTAATGTGTTATCTGTCTTACGTATAACAACCGCATTCATCGGATAACGCATAATAAGTTGTGTAATGATGATTGATATATCTGATGACTTACCCGAGCCACGTCCGCCCTTTGCAACGACATTAAGTACTTCTTTGTCCTTTGTCACTTTCCACAATGGGTGGAAGTGTTTAGGTAGCAAGCCAGATAAGTTAATCGATATCGTCATTAAACGTCACCGCGCTTTGCATTGTTACCTCTTGTTTGTCAACAGGATTATAACCTGTACGATCTAAAATATCTTTAGAAGCTTGGAACCTCACAAGCTCACTTTTAGCGTCCAATAAATTAATCATTGTTTGTAGAGCTTTGGGCACTTGTTTTTGCAAGTGCTCAGCTTGATAACCTTTAAACCCTTCTCTAAATTTATCGTTAGCTTTCCATCTTGATATAGTAGCGCGGTTCACGTCAATTTGCTCTGCGATATCCATATCTTTTGCGCCAGTGTCTGTCTTTATTTGTATATAAGCTTGTTGTTTCTTTGTTAATTCTAAATACGCGCCAAATGTTGCGTTATTTTGCATATTACTCATCGTATAATACCACCCACTTTACGTTAATTACTCTAGTTATTTTAAATATAAAAAAATGCCCCTACATCTTGTGCAGGAGCTTCGTTCAATAAATGTGAAAGGAGGGAAATAGTTATGACTCAAAACGCAAGAATTAAACTACCCACCATATAGGCAGGTAGTAAGTGATTAATAGCGTAACATATCATCTTTTATATGTTTGTCACTTCTCAATCACATCGATGAGAACATCTAATGTGGCTATTACCCCACGTCTTAAGATAATTCTTACAAATCAATTATATAAAATTAATTCACGGATTAAAAATAGTGTCATTTTCGTCATTTTTGTCATTTTTGTCATTTTCGTCACTGTAGTAGATAAATCTTTTCTGCCAACTCATCACGGCGTGCTAAGAAGTTATTTCTGTTTAATTTAGAGTTAGGCATCTTCTTGATAATCGCATCCCTGTTATAACCTTTCTTTAACAACTCTAAGAAACAAAAGTCAACATGTCCCAATCTCTGTTGTGATTGATTTATAAACTCAACCTCTTTTAACATCTGAGCATACCTTTTATTTGCTCTTTCAAGCCTCACAACAACATCTTCAACTTTACTTGAGTTTTCCCCTTGTGGTTTCGGTAACGTTGCTTGTATGCCGTACTGCGCGATTGAATTACTATCATATTCCGGTATTACATCAGCTAATACATTGCACTTCATTTTATGTGTGCCTATCATATTAACAATTGACTCTTTGCTATACATCTACTCTGACACCTCCGCCCTCATCAAATCAGACTGATCGCTCAACTTTGCGAAGTCACTCGGCGCCTCTACATCATCATTAGCCGTCATCATAATATATACTTGCTCAGTTACATACTTACCTAGCTCATACATTGCTAGTAAGAATAATAGTCT